CTGTACCACCAGTTGTAACCTTCATATTATAAATTGCACCATCAACTGCATTATCCTGTACACTCCATTGATTAATCAATGCTGCATCAGAACCTCCAGCTGGTTGTGAACCTAAAACTCTTGTTGGTACAAAGGATGCTGTTAAAAACTTTGTCACATCAGATGTCGGGACTGTAAACATATATTTCCATATATAGCCATCTGTTGCTGAGAAGTTAATAACTCCTGTTGTTACTACGCCACCCGGTGAAACGTCTGGGCTGGTTGTACTTGTTCCTGCTCCGGCCTTCAAACAAATATAAACATTGTTATTATCTGTAATAACAAAGTATACTTTGCTTTCTATGTCGGTGTCTTGGTCATCATATTCTATATAGGTTGTGCCAGAAACCCATAGGTTCCTTGGTGCACAATGAATAATATCTGTACTAGCAATTTTCTTCATGGCAAACATATTTTCCCATAGAGTATTACTTGTGTAATCGTTTTCATACGGGGTTGTTGGTACTGTGTCATCAGTCCATGCATTAGCCCGTCCCAAAGCCATATAGAATTGATTGTTTGCAAGACTAGTCAGGAATTTATCTGTTGTATCTAATCTAAATCTGCTAGTTATTATTGCTGCCATGTCTTTTCCTTTATTTTATATTATGATATCACAGAGCTAATCTCTGCGTTCCGAATTGTAAACCTATATTGTTATTTATACTATCTTGAATTGTATATTGAGCAAAATCGCTATTTGGTCCCAAATATCTGAACTTCATGTTGTCCCAATGGTTCCACATACCTATTCTACCTCCACCTGAACCAATATTATAAGTTCCAGTTGTAGTATATGGAATATGTGTCCAACTTATTTCAGTATAACTTCCAACCGAATGGTAAGTTACTGGACCAATTTGTTCCATAGGCAGGTTAATATTAATTTTACCTGCTGGTAATAGCCAACCATATTGTGCTTGGGTATTTCCTGAAGTTAATAGCTGAACAAATATTGCAATCTCACCAAAGAATATAAACCCAGCTGGGTGAACTAATCTTGTGAATGCATTTTTCCAATCTGCTACGTTCCTACCAGTCCTAAGAACATATGAGAACTTTTGATAGTAATAAGAATCCTGTAAGTATTTTTTATCTGATAAGAAACCATCATTGGTAGTAAACAAACCCTTATGATATGTTTTAATCACATCAGCGTTTGACAATGCTGATGTAAATGTTAACTTATATTTAGTAACATTTGATTCTGAATATACCGCCTCAACATAATCTGTTCCTGGTGTCTTATATACATTATTAACAAATACAACATCATCATCAAAGAACAATGCTTGAGTTGCATCATTGTTTCCACTAACCACTGTTGGTGTGCCACTAATTGTAATTGTATTCCAAGGAGTATAAGAACTTTGGTTTGCTATTATATCAACTGTCTGGTCATTCCAATTACCATCAGATGGATTTAATAAATCTACAAATGGAAAATATGTTTCAACTTCATCATTGTATATAATTCTAAAAAATGATGTGATAGATTCTGGTGTACCTCTACTTCTATAAAATTCAATAAGCCTTTTATAAAATGCCCTTGGGTCTGCAGCAAAGTCTCTTGGTACTGCAACACCAATCTCATTTTGAAGTTCTGTTAATAAACTCTCTTCTACATAATCAATATCCCTTTGGATATCTAATGAATTAAGATAAAAGCTAGATTTATTTGAACGCTCTAAATAAAGAGCATATACTTTAATAAAATCAACTAAGTCAGGATACGCAGTCTGTATATGGCCAGGGATTAAATCATCTACGTATGATGATATATTATATTTGCCAAGTGTTGCCATTAGTTACTCACTGTTGTATAGTCAATACCAGCGTTAGTACCACCAGTAGCCATAGTATCTATCTCTCCTGTTATCGTTGCGGTTGAGGTATTAATAGTTAATAATTCATTCCTTGTTGGTTTAATATCAGAGGATGCTGGCTTAACAGTTATGTCAATCGTAGTTGACCCTGTTGGTAATGCTGTTGGAGCAAAACTATTTAAAGTAACTGTTCCAGCTTCTTCATCAATTGAGCCAAGATTAGTACCATATATTGTACCATTTGTTCCTATAATTTGAACAATTCTACTAGCACTTGAAGTATCATAATAGTCTTTAAGTTTACATGTAACACCACTATAAGTAAAATTGGTTGAGGTCAAATAAGAACCCGTACTTGATGTAGAACCATCTAAGTCAGTCAATGCTTGATTAAACTTAAGTTCATATTTAGTTGCCGTATTAAGAGTAGGTATAATTTTTTTCATCATTTTAATACGGGTAATATTAGATAGGATAGCAATATTAGTATCGTCAATCTTTTTAAGAACATTTGAGTCCCTATATACTCCACCAAAAGTTTTTAGTGTGTCTGTATTGTATGCAATAATTGTATTCCTTATAGATGTTGCAAGTCCACTTGCTGTAACTGTGGCAAGGTTAGGATTATATTTAAAGTAAACTTCTAAATCAATGTATGTATAATCCGGGTCAACCAGTACGGGTGTGATGGATACAACATTTTTTGGTTTAAGAATATTATTTTTAATTGTTGCTTTTTGAGTATCAGTTAATGTTTCACCAGATAATGGTTTAATACTTATATAGACCTTACCATAATCTGGAACATCATGACTTTCTCCACCCCATACTGCAACAGCTTCAATGTCACCAAATTCATTTTGGATAATAGATTTATAATCATCAGGTGTCACCGCACGGTTTTGAGATACGTGAGATAATGGTGCATTAAATTTAATAGCTTCTTTAGTTTCTCTTGGTGCACCACCAGTAGCTTTACTTACTAATGTGACTGTCTCATCTGAATTACCATTAAGTGAATCAGTCATAATGAATGTAGTAGCGCCATTCACATCAGTGGCAGATGATATCTTAGCATATTCTATTTTAACTGTATTACCATTTCCTGGTCTTTTACCAATTATATTATCACCAAATTTAATTTCATAATAACCATCTCTACCTTCCTCTAAAAAGTATACTTCACTTGTGCCATCTATTTGAACTACATTAGTATTTAAAGTATAAACTTTAGATGCACTTGTAGAACCAGAATCTATCACAGTAACTTTAATGGATTTGGTATTTGCATTAATGTCAGGGATTAAGTATTGCTCAAAAGTATTATTTTGATATGTATATAATATCTCTTTTAATGTACCTTGTTCAATAGACAAATTAGTAAAGTTCCAACCAGAATCAAAGTTTATAGTGGTAGTGGTTGAAGAAAACATTGGATATGTAACACCATCAATAGTGGTTTGAAACTTAGTACCCCTTGGCATGCTTAATGGAAGTGGGTCATTATTAGAATCATGGTTCCATAAAGGAGTTTGTGTAGAGTCATAATTCATTTTAACATTTAGGACAGCAGTTGATGGAGCAATGGACCTTGGTGTATAACCTAATAGTTTAGCATGAGATACCACTGAAGTCCGTAACTGAGCTGTGTCAAGGAACGTTTCATTAAGAGCAAAGTTTGCATTCATTGAATTCACATGTGTTATATAACTTAATACATCAATAATGGTACTCATTGCTGAGCCTTCATAATTATAATCATTAAAGGTCGTATCTGTTGCTTTCATATAACTAACTAGATTTGCCTTTAGTTGGTCAAAATCTAATTCACTTGCTGAAATTCTGCGTTCTATTGCCATTATCGTAATCTCTCTATTGTGGTTGTTATATCTATTACTTCATTACTAGATTTAACTCTCCCGGTTACTGTTATATTTACTTCATTATCATCAGCCTTAGCCTGAATGTTTGTGTTTAATATTTCTAATCTTGGTTCATGATTAGCTAAAGCAGTATTAATAGAGGTAGATATTTGTGCTGCTGTTATATTATTCATATTCTCAAATAAATAATGTCTTAGGTTAGCACCAAAATTATAATTAAATGGTCTCTCTCCATGATTAGTTCTTAATATATTTAATACACTCTGCTTTACTGCATCATTGTTCTTTTTTATTCCAACGTCATTGGTATTAGGATTTTGCTTAAAAGTAAAATCTAAATCTTTATAAAGTGCTTGTCGTGCTATCGTTGCCATATATCTTATTTATACTATTTAGGTGGACCAGTGTCAACAGTTGGTGAATCAAAATCATTATGAACATGGGTATTAACTATAACATTTTCTCTTGACAATTTTAATTCTTTGGTTATATCAACATCACCATCTAATTTTATTAAGCCTTCACTTGTTATTGTAGTAGTACCTTCAGTATTAACAGTTATGTCACCCGTGCTTGTTAAGTTACTTGTACCAGTAACATTTGCATCAAGGTTACCACCAACAGCAACATTAATATCACCTGCTACTGCAATATCAGTATTACCACTAACAATAATTCTAACATTACCAAATACTTCAAGGGTATCTTGTCCCACTACTAATTGATAATTATCTCTTATTATTTTTTCAACCTTTGAACCATTTGGGTCTATCTCATATTGAGTACCACTTTTATGTCTTTCCATTATACGTTCAGCACCAGGAGTATCATCATACTCTTTGGCGTGCCCGGACGCTGTTTCATATACATTATTAAATGGATATACCGGTGCAAAAGTACTTGCTGGTTCATACTCTCCAGTAGGGTCATCTGCATGTGGGTTTAAACTTCTTACTCTATCATTATTATCTTCTTTGGAATCTGTCTTTGTTGGAAGAGTTCCTATTACCATAAACTCTTGCTTTGTAATATCTAAAAATACACCACAAACTAATGAGCCAATTTGTAAATTTACAGAATGTCCTTGACCACTTATAGCTGGTGTATTCCCAGGCATCATAACTTGTGTCCAAGGTAGGTGTTTTGTTTCTATATTGTCATGTACATTAAAAACATTAACCTTAACTCTCCCAAGTTTTTCTGGGTCATTAACATCTACAATTTTTCCAAATGAAATCATGGTCTTATCAATCCTAAATCTTGGTAGTAAGCAAAGTTACCACCATCTTGTGTCCATTTATGCTGCATTGTTGCAACTAAATATGGACCATCTTGTTTACTATATGATACATTACCTCCACCAAGGTCAAGCTCAATTGTCATACCAACTCCAATATAAGGTACTGCTACTATTGATGCAGCATTCAGTGATGTATTATATACTCTAAATTTTTTATTAACCATTTTAACATTCTCAACTGAACCAACATCAGAAAATACAGAGGTTACACCTTCATCATATAATTTTTTGCTAAGTTTAAATTTTATAGTTTGAACCGATGTTGCATCATCTTCATGTTTTAAATTATCTTTCTTAGTAGTTTCATCTAAACCAACTTCAGATACTGCTTCACCATACACACCCTTTTCTAATTTTTGAAGGAAATTCATATTATATTCTTTTAAACTAAAACTATCACCAGTTCCTACAGTTGCATCAACACCAATACTATCCATACCTGGTTGAGCATTTGATATTCTTATTGGGTCGGCATTGGGATTCATTAAAGGATTTGTCATCATATCATTCAAAGAAGTTAATCTAAGAGCATTATTATCCATAAACCGTTGGTATAAAAAGAATCCACTTTTTTCTACATCATGTGCACTATTCACAATTGCTTTAAAGGCTTCCCTTGCAGTAATATTTGGTGCTATATATCTACCTTCAGTATCTGCTCTTGAATCCCTATATAGTACTGCATCATCTTCACTAACTTCAAAAAACATATCTCTAATTATCTCATCTGATGTACCAGAAAATGTACTATTTAATCTTTCAATAAAATTAGTTTCATGGCTAGATTTTATATGAATTATATAATTTTTTTGGTTCTTCTCAATCTCCATATTACTAATACCATCCATCCAAAATTTGGCTGTATGTTGCTTT